GTGAACTCTTCGTCTTGGCAGCAAATCGAGTGAAAATTTCTCAGGAAAATCCTCATGGCAGGTGTCCCAGGTCGGTCAGGTGGCGCGAATCGACGATCCGCGAAGGAACATCAGCTGCGCGGCACCTATCGCGCCGATCGTCACGGGCCGCCGCCGCCGGACGAGCCACCGAACGAGCCGCTGCCACCCACAACCTATCCACCGCCCGCGGATCTGACGGGGCCGGCCCGGCGGCACTGGCGGTACTTCGCGCCGCTGCTGCAGAGCGCGCGGGTGCAGACGCCGTCGGACATTCAGACGCTGGCCGACTACTGCCGCGCGTGCGCCGCGGTGGAGGATCGCGATCGGCGCCTGGCCGGCGTCATGCGGAAGCGTCAGATCGATTGGTCGGTGCAAGCCCGGCTCGATCGGGAGCTCCGCGGCTGGATGGAGCGCAAGGCGAAGTTGGCGAGCGAGCTCGGGCTGACGCCGCTGTCGCGGAGTCGGGTCGGATGGACGGGGTACCACCAGGTGCCGGGCGCGGCCAGCACGCCCGCCGAGCCGAAATCGAAGCTGGCGGAGCTCCAGGACCAGGCCGTGGCCCTCCGGCGGCCAATCGGCGTGAAGTGACGTTCCACGAACCGACGCGCGCACGCGTCCATCGCGCATGAAGCTGACCCACCGCGTCGATCGCTACGCGCTCGACGTCGACGGGGGCACGGTCGTCGCCGGGCCCCTGGTGCGGCTGGCCGCCGACCGCCATCTCCGCGATCGTCACGCGGCCGCGAAGAAGTCGGGGCATCCGCTCGGGCTGTTCTTTCACGACGCCGCGGCGAATCACATCATCGAATTCTTCGAGGGCGTCCTCCGGTTGCCCGACACGCTCGACGACGACGGCGAGGCGATCCCGTTCGCGCTCACGCCGGCGAACACGTACATTGTCGGGTCGCTCTTCGGCTGGAAGATGCCCGACGGGTACCGCCGGTTCCGTGAAGGCTACGTCGAGGAAGGCAAGGGCAACGCCAAGACCCCGCTCGCGGCGGGCATCGGGCTCTACGGGCTCGTGATGGACGGCGAACAGGCCGCCGAGATTTACTCGGTGGCGAGCGGGATTGAGCAAGCGCGGATCTGCTGGCGCGACGCGGATCGGATGGTCGAGAATTCCCCGGATCTGCGGGAGCTGATCTATCGGGGGAAGGATAACCTGGCCTATGGCGCGACCTACTCCTGGTTCCGCCCGCTGTCGAAAGAGAAACGCGGGAAGTCAGGCCCGCGGCCGCACTTTGTGATCTTCGACGAAGAGCACGAGTACGCCGACGCGGTGAACGTCAACAAGATGCGCGCCGGCATGAAGCGCCGGAAACAACCGCTCTCGCTCGGCATCACCAACGCGGGCTTCGATCGGACGTCGATCTGCTGGCAGCACCATGAGCACGCGCGCAAGATGCTCGAGGGCCTCGTCGACGATCAACGGCTCTTCGCGTTCGTGTGTGGCCTCGACACGGACGACGATCCGCTCACCGACACGACCTGTCACCCCAAGGCGAACCCGAACCTTGGGATCATCATTCAGCAGGAGTACCTCGATCGCCAGGTGCAGAACGCGACCAACATCCCGAGCGAAAAGAACTCGGTGCTCCGGCTGAACTTCTGCGTCTGGACGTCGCAGAACGTGCCCGCCTGGGACATGGCCAAGTGGCGCGAGTGCGGGACGCGGCTCACCTTCACCGACGAGGACCTGATCGGCCGTCCCTGCTACGGCGGGATCGACCTCGGTCAGACGGACGACTTCTGCGCCTGGGCGCGGATGTGGGATCTGGACGCGTTCCTGGCGATCAAGATGCGGTTCTGGTTGCCGCGTGCAGCCCTGACGAAGTACCCGGACCGCCCGTATGCGGAATGGGAGCGCGTCGAGCTCGACGGCCACCGGTTACTCGAGGTGACCGACGGCGATACGACCGACATCGACCTGGTCGAAGAAGCCATCCTGGAGGACGCGCGGACCGACGGGGTGCTGGAGATCGCCTACGACAAGCGCTTCGCCCACCAGTTCGCGCTCCACCTGCAGGGGGCCGGCATCACGATGGTCGACACGCCCCAAGGCTACGCGCTGAACGAATCGATTCGATCGGTGGCGACACAGATCGCCGAGGTCGCCCTCGCCTACGACCGTCGCGACCTGATTATGCCGTGGATGATGGACAACACGGTCCTGCGTCACGGCCACTACAAGCAGGTCCGCCTCGACAAGGACGCTGCGAAGGAGAAGATTGACGGCCCGTCGGCGCTCGTGATGGCCAATGCCCGGCGGATCGCACAGCCGCCCGAGACGACCGCCGATGATCCTGACCTCGTTGTGGCGTGACAGGGCGGGTCACTGTTCCACGGGGAACAGGTGCGCGCCCGGGACTCACTCCTCGTCGCTGTCGTCGTCGTCGAGCGCCAGGCGCCGGCGGATCAGGTCGGGGACGCTGCACCGCTCGCGCTGCGCCTGCCGATCGAGCGCGTCGAACTGGGAGCCCGGGAGCTTCAGGGTTACAGGCACGGACGGATCGCCCCGCTGCAGCGGAGGGCGCCCAGGCGCGCGACGTTCGGGCATGGGCCCATAGTGCGCCTGTCGGGTTTAGAAATCCAATATTGTCGCGCGCGCGTCATCCCTGCACAGTGCGTACCCGTGCGCTGGCTGTGGTTCTGGCGGCCGCCATGTCTCCTCAAGCGAGTCCTGGTCAACCTGACGTACAACCCGAGCGAGGCGCTCGAGGGCGTGCTCTGGTCGTCACGCGGCGGCTGGCTCACGCTGCGCGAGGTGTCGGCGCTCACCGTCGGACAGCCGCCAACCAAAGTGGACGGTGATGTCGTGATCCACACCGACAAGGTCGCGTACTTCCAGGTGCTCCTACCGTGACCGCGATCGGCCTCGGCGTGATCGTCGTGGTCCTGGTCGTGCTCGCGATTCGCCTGCTCCTGCGGGGCGCGCGATGATCGTGCAGTCGGGCGGGCAGCTGCAGACCGTCCAGGCGGCGGCGGCGCCGTTCGCTGTCGCCTACCGCGGCGGCGAGAGCGGCGGCCGCGGAGTCACCGCCTATGACGAGCCTGACCTCGAGGCCTACGGCAGCATCTACGCCGCGCATCCGAATATCCGCATCCCGATCGACTTCCTCTCGGGCAACGTCGCGCAACTGGGCATCCACATCTTCCGCCGCGTGTCGGACACCGACCGCCAGCGCCTGGCCGATCATCAACTCGCGCAGTGGCTCCGCTACCCGAACCCGGCCACGACGCAGTTCCGCCTGATCGAGGCGCTGCTCGCCGACCTCGGCCTCTACAAGAACGCCTATTGGCTCAAGGTCCGCTACACCGGGCCGGACAGCGCGCACGAGATCGGTCTGGTGCGGCTGCCGCCCGAGCAGATGCGCGTGCTCGGCGGGCTGCTGCCGACCGCGTTCCACTGGCGGAGCCCGGACGGCAGCGGCGAGCGCGAGTTCGAGCCGTCCGAGATCGTGTACTTCGGCGGCTATAACCCGTGCAATCCGCTGATGGGCCTGTCGGCGCTCGAGACATTGAGCCGCGTGATCGAGGAGGACGCCGCCGCGAGCGACCACCGCGAGTTCTACTGGCGGAACGCCTCGCGCCACGAAGGCGTCGTCGAGCGCCCGAAGGAGGCGCCGAAGTGGACGGCCACGCAGAAGCAGGCGTGGCGTGAGCAGTGGCAGCAGCGGTACAGCGGCGCGGGGAACGCCGGCCTGGTCGCGGTCCTCGAGGACGGCATGACGTTCAAGCCGACTGCGTTCTCGCCGAAGGACTCCGAATTCATCCAGGGCGGGAAGGCGCGGCGCGAAGTCACCGCGGCGCAGTTCAATGTGCCGCAGCCGTCGATCGGCATCCTCGATCATGCGACCTTCTCGAACATCCGCGAGCAGCATAAGCAGCTGTATCAGGACTCGCTTGGGCCGACGCTCGAGATGGTCCAGCAGGAGATCGAGCGGCAGCTGCTGCCCGAGTGCGAAGACCAGGCCAACATCTACGTCGAGTTCAACATCGCCGCGAAGATGGCCGGCTCCTTCGAGGAGCAGTCCAACGCGATCCGCCTCCTGGTCGGCCGGCCCGTGATGACGCCGAACGAGGCCCGCGCGCGACTCAACCTGCCGGCGCTGAAAGACGATCCGACTGCCGATGAGATCGCGCCGCAGCAGGGCG